GACTGGGGCAGCCAGCGGTGTGGTCACGATCCGCGAGAGCATCGAGGTGAGTGAAGACGCGGTTCCGCTCGTCAGCCCTGACCTTGGCATATTCGTCGCAGTGACAGGCCAGCTCCCATGAGGGTGTCTCGCCGGGGTTGCACGTCTGGCAGCAGTAGGTGTTTTCCCACGGCTTTACACCGGCAGGGCACAGCGGGTCGTGGGTCATGGCTTACCGCCTAATCGTGTGGCTGTTGGCGGCCATTGCGTCCGCAAGATCGGGCGATCCGACCATGGCGTCCAGTACGGCGGTGACGTCCCGGTGAAGGCAATCGTGGCCTTCGTCCCACCACGCTTTGCAGTCTGCGGTGTGAGGCAATACCTCGACGGCCTTGCGCGCCTTGACCAGCGTGTCAGCCCTGACCTTGGCAATCAGGTCGCATTGGCAGGGAACCGTGGCCTCAAATGGTGCGTACTCATCGGGAGGTGCGGGACGATACGGGCACATCGGGTCGTGGGTCATGGCTGCGCCTTCCGGGCAACCAGCACCAAGGACTGCATCTCCTCAAGGTGGATGCGGTCTTGGTCGGCCCTGACTTTGGCGATGAGTTCGCACTGGCAGCCCCCGTCCCATTTGCCTTCGGCGTGGTAGCACAACGGGTCGTGGGTCATGATTCACCTTGCAATGACTTGACGGCACCCAGCGCATCGTCCAGCCCGGCGGCTCGGCCGAGGGCAAACGTGGCCAGGTCGCCGTGGTTGGAGAGGAACTCGACGACGACTCGCGCCCGTTCATCGGCCCTGACCTTGGCAATAAGTTCGCAATCGCAGTCCCATTTCGGGCGCCGTGAGCGCTCACACATCGGGTCGTGCTGAAATGTAGCAACCGTTGCTACATTTTCTGCTACACCTTGCCCAGGGCTATCTTGCGGAAGATCCTTACACATCGGGTCGTGGGTCATGATTCACCACCACAAGCGGCCCCTCAAGCCTTTGCAGTTCCTCCCATGTGCGCCAGCCAGCGACCAGTGACGGTGGCTCGGTGCGCCAGATGTTGGGGTCGCGGTCGGGGCTCATCCTCACCCACACCTTGCCGCGACGGTCAAGGACGCTGGCATCGGCAGGAGGTAAGTCGTTTTGTTTGGTGTGCGTATCATCTGGCATTGGGTCCACCAGCCTTTCTCTGGTTGGGCCTAGCCCCATCGAGGTTCGCTCCTCGGTGGGGCACTTCCCTGTCAAGGTACGCCTGGTCCCCGACATTCACCAGGGGCGACACCGCCCTAAGCCGGAAGGGGTCAGAATTACTCGGGAAACTGTGCCAGTGAACTCTTTCAGTGCAACAGTTTGCCGAGTAATTCTGGCCCGTCACTAACGTGACAGTTAGCAACTAGGCCGTGGCTACCGCGTTGCGCCGATCCTGGTCGTCCCGCACTTCCTCAATGAGGTCGCACTGGCACTCAGGGTCGCAATGCTCCGGCCAGTTGACGCAGTGATATGCCGGGTCCCAATGGTTCTCAGCATGTCGCGCAACCGGGCACAGGGGGTCGTGAGTCATGCAATCATTCTCTCAGCGAGGTTGAACTACCACCCCGGCCCGACGCGCCGACTAGGCCCCGACCAGGGCAGCGGCCTCGTCCTCGGTCAACCCGAGGGCTGCCAGTTTCGCGATAGCCGAAGCCTTGGCTGCTGCCTTGGCCTCCTCGGCTGCGATGCGCTCGGCCTCGGCTGCGGCTGCGGCTTCTTCGTTTTCCGCCCATCGGCGCAAAGTTGCTTCATAGTCAGCATTAGAAAGTGTGATTGTTTCGCCGTTTATCATTTCCGTCAGAGATGGATATTCGTGACGCAGTTCCTCTATGCGTTGCTCTATCAACTGTCTACCAATCCGTAGATGCGAACTGTCCCAGTAAATGTTCCGCTCGCAGGAGCAAACTTGATTCCGTCAAACTGCGTAGTTGCGTCAAACAGCCAATTCGCAAACTGAGCGTAGTTCCCCATATGCGCGTTGTTGATCAGCATTGAGGTTCGTTGTGAAATTTGCGGCTGATTTAACCAAATTCGAGCACTCAGACCGTTAGCATTACACCCAAGACCAAAACTGATTTTTGTGGTTCCGCTGGAACTTTGATTGGCCGAGTTGTTGTTGGCTCCATTTAAGCCGATGCTTGCACCCTTGTAACTTGAATTTGTGTTATCTGAGCCCGAAGTACGGAACAGCGATTCAATATCAAGCGCAGTAGAGGCCGCAGTAACGTCAAGAGCAATGAAATAGTTGCGATAGGTAGATGTAAAGACGCTGTCTTTGGTGTATGCGGAAGCAGTCGTGAAAGATTCGGCAACCAGTAGCACCATTGCGCCCGCGGCTGGCAAAGTTGCCCACGATACGCCAGCCGTCGCCCCGCTGTCGGCCTTCAAGTACTGACCATCTGTGCCGACTGCGACACGCGCTGCCGTGTCATTGGCTGACCCGGCGATCAGGTCGCCCTTGGCGTCAATCAGAGTTGCAGGGATTCCGAGGTCGTCGCCCCATTCAAGACCCGTAGCGGTCGCGCTGTTGGCCTTGAGAACCTGTCCATTAGTGCCGACGGCCAGCGCGGCAGGGGTGCTGGCAGCCGTCGCGGTGACGATGGATGCCTTAGCAGTTAGGAGCGAGTTAGCGACAGCGCCCACATCGGACGCCGACGGCATAGCGTGCCGGTGATCGCCACGGCTGGCCGTGGTCGCCGTGCCAGCCGTCGCGGTGCCAAGCGCCAACGGCGTAGCCGACGACAGCGTCGTGCCCTCGTGGACGTGGTCAGCCCTTGACGGCGTGACTGCCGTCCCGGCGGCTGGGGTGCCGACAGCTGCCGGGGTCGCGTCAGAAAGGGTGACGTTGAGCGTCCTCGAGGCCGACAGGTCGCCGCCGCCCGCCAGGCCAGTCCCGGCAGTGATCGTCGTCGCCGTGCCGACTGCGCCGACCTCGGCGGCAGTGGGCCGGGCGTGGATATGGTCGCCGCGTGCCAGCTCGGTGGACGAGCCGGCCGAACCTGCAGCTGCGAGGGCCGCGGGGGTGGAGTCGTAGAAGTCGGCGACGAGGGTGCCGCCGGTGGCCGTACCCAGGCCTGCGCCGTAGCGCAGGCTGAACGTGCTTGAGGTGTAGTCGAGCGGAGCAGTAGCGGCCAAATCCCCGATCGCGCCCTGCGGCCCCTGGACGACGACGAAGTTGAAAGTGCCGTTCTGGCTTGAGCCGACATTGGTAACTGACGCGGTGCCGCCATAGGGCACCGAGGTCACTGAGCCGACGGCGATCGTGGCCGCCGATCCTGCCGCGCCTTGCGGGCCGGTGGCGCCTTGCTGCCCGGTGACGAGGATGAAGTCAAGAACGGCTGACCCGCTCGTGCCTGAGTTTGTGACGGTGCCGGGGCCGGGGTAGGCGACAGAGCCAACAGTGCCGACGGTGACGGTTGCTGCCGTACCTGTCGGCCCGGTAGCGCCCGTGGCACCGGTCTGCCCAGTGACCAGGACAAAGTCAAGGATGGCGGCGGACGAGCTGCCAGAGTTTGTCACCGTGCCTGGACCGGGATATGCGACCGCTCCGACGGTGCCGACGGTGACCGTGGCCGCGGACCCTGCAGACCCAGTAGGGCCTGTCGGAATGCCGAGGTTGAGGGTCTGGCTGGGTGCCAGGCCGGTGATAGTCGCGGTGGCGGCTGAGCCTGCAGCAAGGGTCGTCACGGTGCCAATGCTCAAGCTCGAGGCCAGCGAGTAATACTCGGGCCCGGCCGCGGCAACCGGCGCCAGGTCGGCGAGGTAGATCGTGCCGCCGGTGGCGACCGTGCCTGGTATTGAGATGTTGTAGGACTGGGAGACGCCGTCGACCACTTCGGCAACGGTGTAGACGAAGCCGCTGGGGGACAGGTCGGGGTCGTCGGTGATGGGCAAGGTGACTGAGAAGTCGCCGGCGGTGCCAAGGGTTTTGGATACGCCCGAGTTGGGAATGGCGATATTGGCGCCGGAGTTGAGCAGCCAAGCCGACGGGGTGAAGGTGACGGTGCCCGTCGAAGGGTTGCCTTCGGGGGTGAGGAAGGTGCCCCTGACGACGACGGTGGTCGTGTTGGCGGGTAGTGCCATCAGCCCTCCAAGGCTTCGATGCGGGCAGTAAGCGCAGTGATGGTGGCCTGCTGGTCTTTGACAACTTGTACAAGCGCAGCCAAGATCGGGCGGTCTTGGACAGCGTCGGGTTGGCCAACGTCATCCCAATCACAGGCCCATGGCAGTTTCATGGCGACGTCTTCGGCGATGAAACCGAGCGATCGCGCTGCTGCATCTGCCGGTGATAGTGACTCAAACTCTGTGGGCGTCAGGCTCAGCACGTCGTAGTAATCAACGCTCGGAGAAAAGTCTGCGACCTTGTCCGGCGGAACGCCCTGCAATCCATCGTCAAGTGGGGTCAGGGCAGTCTTGCGCCTGACGCTTGACGTGGACTTCAGCAGTTGTGCGCTGGCACCGACCCTGACATTTGCCGCATTCGCAGTTGTATTGTCGTCAATGCCGTAGGAGTAGACCTCGCCAGTTGCGGCTACCCGTAATGCTCGATTGCTTCCCGAGTAACTGAAAAGACCTGCACCGCCGGAAGACAGGGAACCAGTAGCAGAAACGTCGCCGAGTGAGTTGATGTCCCCGACATCGTTGAAATCTGCAGTGTTGAACCAGACCCCTGTCGTGTAAACCAGGAGGCCGTTGCTGTACCCCTCAAGTCTGGCCGTTTCTGACCCACCAACAAAGAATCGCAATTGGTCAGTGTTGGCCATTTCGACACGATTGTTGCCGGTGGAAGTTTTGACTGTTCCACCGCTGACGATTGCGCCGCTCACGGTGCCGCCGGACAAGTATCCGGTCGCAATGGTGCCGCCGGAAATGTACCCGGCCGACATGGTGCCGCCGGAAATGTAACCACCCGCAATGGTGCCGCCGGTGATGTAGTTGCCGGAGATGGTGCCGCCTTGGATGTACCAGCCGTTCACCGTTCCGGCCGTGATGGCGCCCGCAGTCACGGCCCCAGCTGCGAGCTGCAGGGCAGTGATCTGCCCGGCGGCGATGGAGGCCGAGCCCCAGGCGTTGGTGACCCAGGTGGAGCCGTTGTAGACCTTGTGGATGACGGCCGTGCCGGGTGACGTGTCAAGCCAGACGTCGCCCGTGAGTGGGTTGCTGGGGGCGGTGGCTTGCACGCTGTTGGTGACGCCGCCGATGGTTCGCGCGTTGAAGGAGATTTGGGCGGTGCCGACGGTGCTGACGCCGAGGTCGCCGGCGATGGTCTGGCCTGTGTATCCGGTGGCGGCGTCTGATGGGTCGGTGTAATTCCCGGCGGGGTCGGCGCCACGGAGCTTGAAGTAGTAGGCCGTGCCTGCTGTGAGGCCGCCCACCGAGTAGGCGCCGGGCCGAGTGAGTCGGCCCTTGAGCGTGGCCGTGCCGGGAGTGAACGCCGTGCCCGCCGTGCTCATGTGAATCTCGACCCATGACGTGTCGTAGGGCCAAAGTTCACTGGCCGAGTTCAGCCCATCCCAGATGACGTTGATGCCCTGGACCTGGCCGAGCAGCGTCGGCGTCGACGGCTTGATAAAGGCACCCGGGGCGGGCAGGACAGGTGCAGGCTCAGTGCCGCCGCCCGAGCCGGGCACCGGCGTCGGCGGGACCACGCCCGTACCGTCACCAGATGAGCTGATCCCGGCGCCGCCAACGATCGAGGTGAGCCGGGCGAGTTTCTTTTCCCAGGGTTGAGGCGGTCGCCGCATCTCGCCGTCAGGCACTGGTGATCACCTCCAACTCCGGTGAGAACTGGACGCCGCCGCCGTCTTCCTTCAATGCGATTGACAGAACGCGGGCCGTGCCCAGGCCACCGTTGCCGGCCGGGTCGGGGATCGACACCGTGTCGCCGACGTCGAAATTGACATAGGGCACGGCGCCGTCGACCACGGCGACGTCAACTGATCCCGCGACCACCTGGGACTTGCCGGTGCGGGCCAGCACCTTGAGGGCCTGGCGCTTGGCGACGTCCTCCGACGCGGTGGACCCGTACTCGAGGAACATTTCGCGGCGGCCGTTGGCGTCCCGCAGGGTTTCCTTCGCCGCTGCTAGCCAGCCGCCCTTGGACCGGACCAGGGCGACCGTTTTCAGCTGCTGCTCGACCGTTGTCGTGAACTTCATCAGGTTGACGCCGGTGTCGAGCAGGACTGTGGCAGTCCGGTCGGTGCCACGGGTTTCCCACGCCGACAACTGCAGGCTTGACGGGTTCAGCCAGAAGTCGTGGCCCAGGTCCACCATGTCATTGAGGACCGTGAGCAGGTCCGACCCAACCTTGAGGGTCAGGTCCGTGCCGGTCGTCCACGATCCTGAGGTGGGGGCGCTGTTGTCGAAGCCGAACGTGATGCCGCTGAGCCGGTAGACGCTGCGGGCCGCAGCCTCCTCAATGAGGGTCCGCAGGATCATGGCGGGCTTCCACTGCGGCTCGACCGAGGAGACCTGCCAGGCCGTATTGGTGCGCACAGCGACGGTGGACTCTTTGCCGTTGTCGTCGACCTCGAGGCCGGTGAGGATGAAGCCTGCCGTGTTGTCGGCTTTCAACTTGAGGTCGATGCGGCCCTTGGCGGTGATGTTGACGATCGTGCCGTCGGCATTGGTCGTCGCTAGCTTGAAATCGTTATCGGTCTTGGACCGGACGTAATAGGTGTTGCCGACGGTGAGCCCAGTGGCGCCGGTCTTGTCGGTGACGATGACCTGGGTGCCGTTCGCGAGGCCGTGACCTGAGCAGGAAACCTTGTCGTCGACTGCGACCTCGAGGTCGTACCGCTGCCACGGCTTGTCGTTCTTTACCCGCGCCGCGAGCGTGTGGGTGCCGATGCCGAGCCGGATCGTGAACCTGGCCATTTGGCTGAACGAAGCGGCCTCGGCATCGAAATCGCTCGAGGACATGATCTCGGTGCCGTCGAGGTAGACGGTCATCGAGTTATCGCAGGAGGCGTAGAACTTGATGCGGGCCGGGGCCGTCAGGGTGAAGTCGCGGTAGAACCAGTTGACGGTGCCGCGCTGCACGGCTGTCTCAGGGTCGGTCTTCCAAATCCACTGGGCGGCCGGGTCCTTCCAGCGCACCGGCAATTTCGCCCTCGCCGTCGTGTCGTTCTTCCACTGCACACCCAGGGCAGCCGTGTAATTGCCCGAGGAGCGCCAGGTGCCGTCGGCTGAAGCGAAATTGAAGGGCCGGTCGGGGGCGTTGAAGTCAGCCAGCCCGGCCTGCGGGAACGCGATCGCATCCTGCAACCAGCCGAGCAGGCCCTGCCCGCTGACCGTCAGCGTGTACCGGTTGCCTGAGTCGGCGAGAGTGCGCTCGCGGGTTTCAACGAACCAGGCGAACCTGACGGCGTCGCGGTAGATGACTCGCACGACTTTGTCCTTGCCGAGCAGGGCAGCGTCTGCGGAGGTGAGCGGGACGACGCATTGGCCGTAGCCGGGGGCGTTGAACTCGTCGACGAATTCGCTTGACAGGACCTGGGTGAGCGTGCCCTGGTAGGTGGTGTTGGTGGCGTCGTAGACGTCGAGGCGCAGGTGAGTCATTACAGCCAGGCAGCCTTGTAGGTGAGGACGACGTTGCCGCCGCCCGTCAGTGTCAACGTATTGTTACCGGGCACGAGCGTCAGCCGCCCCAGGCCGGGGAACGCGGCATTGGAGATCCGCTGGGTGCCGGCGCCCACCGAGTAGGTCACGGTGACGTCCTGGGTTGGCGCCTCGCCGTCAACGCTGACCGTTGCTGTGCCAGTCACTGTGCCGAGGGACGTATATCCTGCGTCGTACCAGTAGCCATCGAGCAGCTGCACATCGAAGGCGACGCGGCCGACCCGGTTGGATAGTTGCTCGACCTGCTCGAGGCCGCCGAGGTAACGGGCCGTCGCGTAATGGGTCGGCGTCCCGGCCGTATCCAGGGTGCGCGACATGGTGAACGTCTGCCCGCCATTGAGCAGCAATTTCCCAAGCGCCTTGAGGTTGGTCTGATAGGCGACCCGCGTCGACCCGGCGACGATGCCGCCGAAGGACAACACTCGAGGGCCCGACCAGGACGTGGCCGCCACAACCCCGGTACGGCCCGGCACCACATAATCGGACTGCAGCAGCGGCGCCGTCCCGATGTTGCCGTCAAGGCGCTGCAGATGCGTCAGATAGGTCGTGACATCGGTTGACCCGATCTTGTAAACCTCGGCCATCAGATGCCTGCCAGGAAGGACATGCGGCGCAGAGCCCGCGGCAACGACTGCTCAGCAGACTCACCGGGGGCGGCCATGACGTTGATGCCGCCATTGATGGTCAGCCCGCCACCCCTGCGGCCCGTCGCGGTGCTCATGCCGTCAAGCGGATTGAAGCCGGCATTGAGCTGCGAGAAGACGCTCGCGCCCCACTTCTTCACCATGGGCGCACTGATAATGAACTCACCAGGCGCCAGCATGGCTGGCACCGTGTCAGAACCACGGGACCCGCCACCGACCGCCATATAACGGGGCACCGCGCCACCCTTGGCGCCGTACCATTCCTTCGGCCAGCCGCCAGGAGGACGACCGTCCGGCCACTCGTAGTCGACAGTGATCTTCGAGGTGATGTCAGTGGGGATTTCTTCCATGGTCTGCTTGAGCTTGGCGACCGGATCAAGGGCAATGGCAGCTGCACTGTTGATGGTCTGGAATTCCGGCGGCACATTCTGCCCGGCATTCTTGGCAGCCGTCGCGATCTCGTCGATAGCCTGCTTCGTGAACTTCGCCTGCTTCGTCGGATCAGTAAACGACTCAGCGGCACCGATCATGGCCGACTCGACGCCCGCCATCGTCTCCTTCGACGGGTCCTCAATGTATGCCTTGAGCGCGTCACGATAATCCTGCATCGATTGACGCCGATCCATGGCAGCGTTTGCCTCATCAAAGGCAGCAGCGAGCGGACCAAGCGAGGCGGTCGTAAGCCGAATGTCCTCGCGCAGCAGCAAGATCGACTCGCTCGAGGATGCCGAAGCATCACCCAGCGCGTACACCGCGGGCGTCGACTCATTCAGCATCTCAGTCATGAGCAGACCGGCTTTAGTAGTCGTCGAGTAGTTGTCGCGGTTGCGCTCAAGCCAGTCAGCGTGCGCCTGCTCGGCAGCTGCCGAGTTGCCAGACGCAATTCCGATTTGGGCTAGGAGATCGACAAGCCCGGCTATCGGATTCAGCGTGCTATTAGCAATGGTGACGACTTCCTGCAGCCAGCCGGGCACCCAACTCCAGGCAGTCTTACCGATTTCGATGACCTGACTCAGGCCCGATACTGCGACGGTGACCTGGCCCATCGTCTGGCCAAGTTGCTCTGCCGACGGCTGCAGATCGCGCAGCGTCTGCGCCATGTCATTCATGCCAGTCTTGGAGTCGTCAAGTGCGCCCAGGAAGCCCTTACCAAACGACTCGGTCAGTTCACCAAAGCCGTCCTGCAGCCGCTGCAGTTGACCCGCGAAGGTTTTTGCGGCGGCCTGGGCCGATCCACCAAAGCGAGCCTCAAGCGCAGCGATGACCTTCTCAGCGCCGCCGCCCTTGATAGCGGTGGCATCCAGTTCGGGGATGAGCTTCTTCAAGGCCGTTGACGAACCTGCCACGGCTTTGGCGACAGCCTGCGATACCGAGCCGAGCTCCTTGCCGCTGCCGATTGAGGCGTCCACCGACACGCGCAGCAATTCCTGAGCGCTGGAGACATCCTTGGTGGCGCCCACCAATTTCTGGAAACTCGGAATGAGCTCAGAGTCAGACACCCCAGACATGAATCTGAGGTCATCAATGAATTTGGTAGCCGAATCCATGGCGAAGCCCTGGCCAACGTTGTCCAGGGTCTGCTTGAGGACAGCTAGTTGCTTTTCTTCCTCCGCTGCGGCCTGGACGCCGTCAACCGCGAGCTTGACTGCAAAGGCAGCAGCCGCTGCTCCAGCCATAGCAAGTGCCGGGCCGACATTAGCTTTGAGAGTGTTGCCCAATTTGGACATGGGCGACGCGGTCTGAGCAGCTTTCGCCTTGAGCTGGTCAAGGTCGCGCTGAGCGCGCTTGAGGTCGCGGTCGTTGTAGTCGGCACCGACAACAATCTGGATGCCCTTGCCGCTCCCGCCGATACTGGCCATTAGGGCATCCTCCTGTTCACTTCCGCAGTTGCCTTGTCACACGCTGCACGCAAATCAGACATAATCTGGGGGTATTCGGCGGCAATTGCTGCTCGAGCAACGCGCCCTTCTTTCTTGCCTGACTTGACGATGGCCGACCAATTCTTACGGGCCATTGCGACAAGGTGGCGACCTGCCGGAGTTTCCGCTTTGGTCCCGCGGCCCAGCGATTCGGCAAAACTTGCCACCGCTGGCGGGTTAGACAAGGTCGTAACGCGGACAGCCATGCCACGACGTGCGTTTGATGTCTGAATGGGCGCCCATCCGATGTTACGAGGTCCGCCGCCTGCAGCAGTCCACCTCGGTGGCACTTTAGTACCGAGAAGAGGAGGACTAGTGGGCGCAATCATTCGTATGGCAGCGGCGAGGTTGACGCCCACTTTGCCAACCTCACGTCCTACTTCTCGAGCGACGGTTGGTTCAAGGGTCCTAAGGGCACGCAAGGCCTGCTCGGCACCCTCAACGCGAACGGAATACTCCATTGGCTACCCCTTCGCCGACTCTTGGGCTCGCCATGCCAGGTAGCGCGACATGGTCCAGATCATCCGGTCGCCTTCGCTCATGACTTGGCTGGGCGACAGGCCAAACTCGTATGCGAGGTGAACGATCAGCCAGTGGGCTGAGTCGTCTCCTCCAAAGGGACAATCGGCTTGCCCCCGAAGTCCACTGACTCAACACCGGGAAGCCATTCGTCAAAGCCGAGCGGCGTCTTCCCTGTCCGATGCTGGGCGTGCCAAGCAAGCCAGCAGGCATCGGTAATGCGGAAGTCGTCGGCCAAGCGGGCGATCGAGCGATCGTTGGCCTGCTCGAAGGCGACCTGGTCGGCGACCGAGGCCGTCGCCTCGGCCACCGACCCGTCGTTGAACGTGATCGTGAACTGGATGCGCAAGGTGGCCTCCTGGCCTAGAAGGTGCCGACGGTGGACTTCGTGATCGCGCCAACGGCAGGCCAGGTCACGTCAAACGTTGTGAGGTCACCGACCTGGCCGCTCACCGGAGTCTGCTGCGAGCACAGCACGGGAACCGTGTAGAGCGGGGCAGTTGACGTCGCGGTGCCCTGAGTGAGCGACGTGCCAGCCAGGATGGATACCGACGAGGTGCCACCGAAGATGCCGGCCAGGGTCGCGCTCACGCTTGAGGCGTCGTAGTCCTGATGGAAGCTGATGGTGATGCTGGCGTCCTCAAGGCCGCCGATGCGGCTGCGCGCGGACTGGCCCAGCGCCGTTGTCTCAATCTCGTCGACCGTCTGGGTTACGGTGACGCTGGCAATGTTGGTGGTGAGCTCGGTGCTGCCGACCTTCACCCGAAGATTCTTGCCGATGAACTTTGCCACTTCTTCTCCTTGTTTAGCCGGCGGCAATCACGAGCACGTTGAACTCTGCCGTGAGGTAGGTGATGTCCCCGATGGCCAGCGGGGCCTGGTTTGTCATCTCGGTGACGCGGCAGTCGAGTGCCGCACCGCCGAGAGTCCTGTCGGCCTCGATGGCCGCTTTCACTGACGCGCTACCGCTGGAAGCGCAGTAGGCGTCGAGTGTGTTCTGGGCTGCCCGGTCAGCCACGCGGCCGACGATGAGCATGATGCTGAAGGTGTATTCGTCTGAGCCGCGCCCGAAGGCGGTGTCGTAGGTGATGCGGCCCGGCATGACCACCGCGATCGGCGGCGTCGGATTGTCAGGGATGGTCGCTGAGGCGCGTAGCCCGCTGATGGTGGCGAGCCGGGTGGCGAGGCCGCTGCGCAGTGTTGACAGTGCGGTCATGCCACGCCCGTTACTCGCCGGTAACCCTCGATCAGTTGCGCGACGTCGGGGTCGAGTTTGGACGAGACTCGCATGACGCCCATGTCGCCGAAGCCGGCGACGCCGAGGGGTGACTGCAGGCGGGCAAAGAGGCGCGAGGACTGGATCACACAGGCCTGAGCAACAACGGTCGGAACGCTGGGCCAGCCGTAGACCGCGGTCACCTTCACGACGGCCTCAGGGCCAGTCGGGAAGACATAGTCGCCGACAGCACGGATGCGGGTATAGGGCCAGGTGATGCCGCCGATGTAGTCATTGAGCGGCTCGGGCTGAGCGTCGACGTCAGAGCCAGGCGTGCCCACCGTCCAGGTCGTATCGAAGGTGCCGTCGCCCGTGGTCGAGGTCTGCACCACGCTGATGCTCCGGGCATCGTCGATCTGCAAGAGCTGTGAATTTTCCGTCGAGAAATAGCGGGTTGTAGGCGCCGTGCCAGCGCTGATGAAATTGCGCCCGCAGTAGGCGTCAATGAGGCGGGACGCCGACTCGGTCGCCATCTCAATCAGGGCGTCGTCGGTAGCGTCGGTGATGCGCAGCGCAGCCTTGACTTGGTTGAGGGTCGCGTAGCCGTTGCTAATCGCCACGGTCAGCCTCCGATTTCGTAGTGCTTGCGCATCCAGTCGACGGTGAGCGGCAGGCCCTGGGCCAGCCGGGTGCGCGGGTTGTGATGCAGCAGGGCTTTCGCCTTGGAGATATCGGGCTTCTTGCTGGTCACGTTGTGCTTGTCCAGCGGAAGCCGGGTCACGAGCGAGGGGTGGGCGCCGGTCGCCTCAAGGAGCATGTTGGCCATGTCCTCAACCGAGACATATTCGTCGCCGCCGATGTTCACGGTCTCGCCTGCGGCGAAATTGTCGGCGGCATTCGCCAAGGTCGGGATGAAGTCGCCCACCCAGAGGAAGACGCGGTGATAGTTCTCGTACACCGTGATCGGCTGCCCCGTGAGCAGCCGGTAGGCGAACAGGCAGACGACCGAGCGATAGTCGTGATACCGCTCGCCTGGCCCGTAGGCGTTGAAAAACCGCAGCGTCATGGTCTTCGTGCCGTAGCGGGCAGCGAAGTTGGCGATCTGCTCCTCATTGACCCGCTTGGAAATGGCGTAGTCGTTGGTCAGGCGCGGCTGAGGATGCTCAAGCAGGTAGCGCTCGTCGATCGCCTCGGCGTCGGCTTCGCCATACACCTCAGAGGAGGAGGCGAAGACGTGTCGGAAGCCGCGCTCGCGCTGCAGCTCGAGGACGTTGCGGGTGCCGATGGCATTGGTGCGCCAGACCTGCTCGTAATGCTCCTCGCCGTTGATCCTGCCGAACTCTGCGGCCAGGTGATACATGAGATCAAAATCGCCGACGCGGTCAAGGGCTGCGCGTAGTTGCCTGTAGTCGGCGACGTCGGCGCGGATGGTCTGCCGCTGCCCGGTGTGCTGCAGCTCAATGCCCCAGACTTCGTGGCCGCGCTCCCGCAATTCGGCGACTAGGGGTGCGCCGAGGGTGCCGGCCGATCCGGTCACGACGATCTTCATTTGGACTCCTCAACGATCTTCCAGAACTTTTTGGGCTGCTCTGAGAGAACGTGCGCAGGTTCGCCGGGCTCCAAGCGCCCGACGAGGGAGTTGGTGATCAGTTGGCATCCGGCCAGGGTGGCTTCAATGACGACCAAGGGGCAGGCGTCCCGCTCCTTGGGGAGATGGACGAAGTATTGGGCGCGGGCCATGTGCGCAAGGACGACCTCGTGCGGGGCGTTCTCCAGCTCGACCAGGTCAACGCCGTGCTCGGCCGCCCAAATGCGGGCCTGCAGTTTTCCCTTCGCCGGGTGGGCTCGACCAGCGAACAGGGCGAATGGCTCTTTAGCTGCCGGGGTAATGCAGTCCGGTGGCACCGGAGAATGCACGAAGTCGTCAGCGCGGCTCGTCCATTCGGCCTCCCATGCCATGTGCAGCCGCGACATGGTGAGGAAGCGGCTGGCCTGCCGAAACAGGTGCGCCTTCGCGGGAGTCCGGTGCTGGGCGTGCTGGACCCACACGATGGGCCTGTAAGGCGCTAGGAAATTCATAGCGGCTTCGGACAGTTTGTCGGTGCCTCCGACTACTACCCGGTCAAATGAGGCGTCTACGGCGCTCTCATAATCGTCGGGCTCGATGTAGTCGACGGTGACGCTGGCCGGGGCGGCCGTGATCATGTAGTCGGTATTCCGCTCGGCGCCGCCCGCATACTTACCGGGCAGCAGAGCGCCGTGGCGTTCCTCGACGCGCGGAATGTGGTGCGTCACCCACGCGACTCTCATGGCGCAAGCAGCACATCAAGCGCCGGCCGCCAGTATTTGTCGAAGACGACGTCGGCGTCGTACTGGGCCGCGAAGTCGATGGCCTTCTGCGATCGTCCTCGGCCGCGCTGGTAGGCGGCCTCGAGGGCGTCCACGATGGACGGCACGAGGGGAGTGAACAGCCAGGAGCCTTGGGGGGCGTCCCAATTGGGCTGGACGTCGACGAGCCAGCCATCGCCACAGAGTTCGGGCTGGGCCGTCGCGTTAGACACGATCACCGAGGTGCCGCAGGCCTGGGCCTCAATGGCCGGAATGCCGAAGCCCTCGCCGCGGCTGGGCTGCAGCAGGACATCGGAAGCGGTATAGATCGCCGCCAAGGCTTCCTTCGGGATGCCCATCCGGTAGGGGTAGGTGTCCACGATGGCGACCCGATCCATCGGGACGCCTGTCGCGTTGAGCAGGGCGCGTAGGTCGAGGCCGGTCATGGCCGTCGTCGGCTCGGTGTGTAGGTACAGCCAGATATCGGGGTGCTGCGCCATGATCATGCCCATGGCCAGGAACGACTCGGCAAAGGATTTTCGGTCGATGCTGCCCTTATTCGCCGAGACCATGCTCACGACGTAGGCGTCGTCAGGAACCTTCATCCAGGTGCGCGCCGGCACCTCACCCTCGGTCCCGGCGATTGTCTCAGTCGGCCTGAAGATCGACGTCTCGATGGCGTGGGGGACGTACAGGCTCTGCACGTCCAGGCGCTCGATGGCGTCCTTGCCGAACTTGCTCATGGCGATCGGGGTGACATTGGGGCGGCGCAGCCATTCGGCGACCCCCGGCACGACCGGGAAGTGGTCGACTGGGCACCAGGAGCCGATGCGCTCGACGTGGTCCCAGCCGGCGCCGCGGAAAACCCAGCAGTCAAAGAGCGTCAGCAACAGCGCCTGCTGTCCGGTGGGCTGGCCCCAGTCCATGACATAGGCGGGAATCACATCGTTGGAGTAGGCGTCGAAGCCGCGGGGGTAAACCCGCACGCCTTCCCACTCCATGATGGAGGCTTCTAGTCCGTAATTGGAGGCGACTGCGACTTCGTGCTCTTGCGCGATGCGCCGGACTGCTTGCGCGGTTTGCTCGCCGTAGCCCGTCGGGCTCCAAGGCGCGTTTGAGGCGAAAAGGATTCTTCGTGTGCCAGTCCCAGTTGCAGCAGAACCTGCTGCAACTCCGGCGGCACGTCGAGCGGGATTCCCGATGCGTGAACGATTCT